GTAATTGTATCGGACACCGGCGAAAAATTGGGCAGGGTATCACCCGATTCGCCACCGCCATCTGAGATATATTTATTGCCATTATAGGGCTTTAACTCATACCCCAGCGCATAGGATGTCTCTGGTTCCCAGTAGGGTTTTGTCGCCATCCACACGTAATCACCATCCTCTACTTGATCTCCTTCGACTAGAGGCCATGCTGGGACGGCAGACCCGGTTTTTGGGGTAAAGGACGAAACAAATATCCCGCCTCCTATTGAGCCACCTGGCCGCCCTACAACCGTCGTGTAATACGCATATGCGTTTGCGGGCGACGGGAGCACAACCTGGGAGCCGATGGTGGCGCTGGCACGCCAATAGGGTGCAGCGCTATCCTCGTAGTTGCCCGCCGTTCCTAATAGGGAGGAAACATCTGAGATCATGGCGGTTAGGGCCGCATCCCAGATCACCACTGCGGCGGGTGTAGCAAAGATTTGAGCCGCCTGTGTGTAGAAAATATCCCACAGCAGATCAGCCAGTTTTATGTCGTTCGGCGCGTTAGCTATTGTTCCGTTGGCCGCAACGATCTCCGCGTTATTATCGAGGAACGCTTGATACCACGCCTCAAGGTCTTCGTACATGGCTTTAAGCACAGGGTCCATAGCTCCACCTCCTACGGTAAGGTCTTCTGGGGGGATGGGCAGGCCGAGGCATTCTTCGGACGGCTGCCCGCTGTAACTGGGATTGTCGGGGCAGGTAGCCACAGGCCGCGCAGTCCAGATAAATGTAACTTCTTTGTCGCTCGCCGCTGCGCCGATTACTGGGCGGTGGAAATAAACCCGGTTGGTGTTGTCTGGGTTTTTTGGGGTGTATTTAAGCGACAACTCACCCTGAAGCACCGGATTTTCCAGCGTGCGCAGTGGGATGGTAAAATTAACGCGAGACGAGGTGTAAGCCACCCCCGTGCGGGCTTGCGCCAGCGGACCGGACACGGTGCCGGTTAAGCCCCACAGCTCATCGCCGATCCGGGCATTATCCACGCACTCGGCGGTAATCTCCTCGGTGTAGGGCGTCGCGCCTGGCGCCGCTTCAAGCCCATAAACGAACCGGCTGCCGCTATTGATGGGTGGTAGCACATACGCACTTGAGCGAATGGGGAAATCTATCGCCGCTTGCCCGCCGGGTGCGGTGTCAAACACCACCGGCGCATCTGGCTCAATCAGGCCGCTTGCGCCCAAGCCGTTGAAAAACGAGTACAGCGTAGTTATGCCTGGGTAGGTTTCGGGCGTTACCCCATCCGTAACGGTAACGCTTACCCCGCCAGCAACCGTGTAAACCTGCGTGCCACGCGGCAGGGTTCGTGGTGGTGCGGGGGAGAGATAATACTGCCAAGCGCCAGATTCAAATACCTTGTAAGTGCGGAAAATCTGGGGGTCTGTGCCGAATGCAATCCGTGCTGTAGCGGGGTCGAGCGTGCCATCGGCACGCAGCGGCAACGCGCCGAAGTCATGCTGATCCCCCGCTTGGCTGGCTGTGCCTGCCGTCCAATCCGCTAACAGCGCGACGTTGAGCGCGGTTTTTACCAGCGCGGAATCATCCACCGTGAGATAGATCGTATTGCCAGGCGTGCCCGTAGTCTTGGCGCGGATAGCGCCTGCGCCTAGCTCTAACTTGGCCGTGGCGGTCGTAACGCCAAGATTTTTCAAGGTTAGCGCAAACCCCTGCGCCGGGGTTGCGCCTGCCACCGTGAGGCCGGTCAACGTGCCGTTGCCCGCGCCGGTAAATACGGGGGTGGTGGTGACTGGCACGCCGCCCGTATTGGATACGATTTCAGCCTCAATCAGTGCTTGCTCCGGCCCGGTGTATGGTCCGGTCAGGGTCAGTATGCCGTTTCCAGTTCGGGCGATTAGGCGCTGACTTATAGCGCTGCTGGTGCGCACGCTGGTAGCACTGGCTACCGCAGCAGCCAAAGGGTTGTTGCTGTGGGTAAAGAACGCGGGCAGACCGGCAACAGCACTCATGACCTTAGCCTAGACCGTTCGGCCAAACCGCGCTGAATGCGGCGCTCAATCTCCGGGTAAATCTCATCCACACCAGAAAACCCCACATTAAGATTGATACCTCCGGCCTGCTTGCGCTCGGCGATCCGGCGTAACTCACGTTGATGTAGTTCTTCTCGCAGCCGATCTTCTTCCTCGGCTTCTTCACGTAGGTTAGGCCGGGGTCGGGTCTGCTCTGGGCGCACCGGCGGTTGGCGATCATCGTCAGGCTCAGGTTCAGGCGTTGGGCGCGGGCGAGGCGCTGTTGGCGTTTGGCGCGGTGGTATCGGCTCGTTGGCATCGTTCTGTTTCTGTTCCTGTTCCCGCTGTTGTCGTTCTACATCTCTTTGCTTGCGCTCCGCTTCGGCTTCGCGCTCAATCTTTTTTCGGTCCGCATCTTTCTCACGTAGCTGTTTAAGCTCTAAATCGTTGTTTCCCTTTACCAATTGCAACTGTTCTTCCAACTTCCTTTTTACGTCGGCGTTTTCTGCCTCCCTGATTTTCTGCCGAACGTCGGCTTCCGCCTTTGCGAACTCGGCCTGTTTCGCTTCAAGGTCGTTGCCTAGCAATCTCCTGCGTTGTTGCTCTAGTGCAAAATTCGCATCGTCTATGCTATCTAACAGGCTGCGGTTTGCTTTCGTCGCGTCTTCGATCTGTCCGCGCAATTGTTCAAGGCTGGCTTCGTTTAGTAGCCCGAACTGGGTTTCCGCCTGGCGTGCAGCCTGTGCTAGGTCTTTCTCGGTTAGACTCGCGGCATTTTGCAGCCTATCTTCCAGCAAACGGAATTCTTCGGATTGCCGGATAACTGTGTCAACAAACTCTTGTGTAGCTTCGTTGGCATTTTTCAGCGCGTTGAAGTAGCCAACTATTGACCCAGGTGGCAGCCCTTGCGAGACGGCGCTTACTAGCTCGTTATATGCCTCAGTGCTCGGCTTGATGGCGTTTTCGTTTGCATCAATCAATGCTTGCGCGTTTATCCTGGCGGCGCTTCCCATGTCTATGAATCGTTTCGCCGCACGTTCAGCACTCGCGGCGGCTTCTTCAGCAGCCTTAGCTGCTTCTTCTTCTGCTTTTGCGACTTCCGCTTCTGCGCTTGCCTGACCTTCTGCTGCGTCTGTGGCATCCTCTCTCGCTGCCGCTTCTCCTTGTTGTGCGGTAATTTGCTCCTTTGTCTTTTCTATCTCCAGTCCAGCATCTGAAATAGCCTGTTTTGTTATCTCAGATTTTGCTCTTAGCGTGTTTATCTGCTGTTTTGTAGCCTCCGTCCTTGTTCCTTCCTTCTCAGCACTACGCTCAGCAGCTACTAAATCATCTTCTGCTATTTTTGCAGCTTCTTTCAAAGCTGGCAGTCTCTCTCTGATCGCTTGTAGATTTTCTTTTGCTGCTGCTGATTTAGCCCGTTCTGCCGCTACTACTTGACCGCTACCCTCAATCTCTTCCGTCCTACTTTCTTTTTGGGTGCGTTGTAATTCTCTCTGCGCGTCTCTTTGTCGTAATGACGTGTCAGCAGCATCAGACCCAATCCTGTTTGCTTCTCTTGCTGATTCATTGAGATTGTTTAACCCACTCCTAAGCCCTTCTGTATCATCCTCAGCCTTTTCTGCTTCTTCTCCTATCTTCTTTAGTCCGTCTTGCACTTCCGCAACGCTGTTTGCACCATCAACAAGAGTGCTTATCTCAATGAATAGCTTTGCAGACGTTGTTGGCATTAAATCACCCCGGTGATATATGCGATGCCAGAAGTAACGGCAGACCCAAGGACGAACCCGATCATTATGAAATATGCCTGATGAACTGAAAGCATTTTTTCTATGTCGTCTAGCCTTTGATGTATTCGCAGATTAGCCTCGTGGTGCCGCTCCTCGTCACGGCGAAGTGCTTTGGTTTCCGCCATTGCCTCGGCCATGATTTTTTGCGATCCAATCAGTTCTGCAACTGCCTCGTGCAACATCGTCATGGCTGATTCTATCCGATCTAGCCTGTGTGTCGTCAGCGCATGGCATTCAGATAGCGTCATTTGTGGTAGCTCGATCATACCTTGTCTCCTCGGTCTCGCTCGATTGCCCAGGTGCAGTGATTACGGTGCAGCAAGCCTAACAGCCAGCAGAAGCCAGCACATAGCCTGCACCCACCTAGCGCCTGCTTGCCACACCGGCTGCTTAAAGTCTCATCTGGGTCTCCGGCCAGCAGCGCATTTGCAAGTTGGTCGATGGATATTCCAACGTTTAATAGGTAGGTGATTACACTTTGAATTTGTATTTGCATATCCTGCATTTCCACTCAGCAATAAGGCCCAGCCAGCTTTTTAGTTGAATCTGATTCGATCCGCAAGCTTGGCACTTCGGGGCATTAGCGGCAATTTCTTTGCGTCGATTTGCCATATCTAATTTCTGGTGATAATTCATGGCTCAGCGTTCCTAAATGAAAAGTTCGGCGATTGCCGACCAGATCAATGCTCCACAAATAAGGCCGACTAGAAATGAACCGCCCGCGATTGCCGGTAGGAAATAAATGCTATACATCAGATACCGCATGAGGTGATGGAGCAGTAAGCTGCGTAAGTAATCATGCCAGCACCTCAGCGGCTCGCTCAGCGGTCAGCAGACCGAGAGATGCTAAGTAACCAATCCCCAAGACCAACTTTGTGTCGTTTAAGTCCAACGTGCGGTAAATTTTCAACGTGCGGATTAAATCATGGACAAATGTGTCGGCGCTGGCATGGATTTCTATCCGCTCGGTTGGTGTGAATCTGTCCCAGAACTCGGTGTCAAAGATTATCCTGGGCTGAACCACAGGCGCAGGCTCAACCCACTGCTGGCCGTCCCACGTTGCCCCAATGGTTGTTCTATCTGGGACGTTCGTAAACCCTTCTCCGGTTTGATAAATCACAATGTTACGCACCGTGCCATTATCAACAATTGCCCACGCCATAAATTACTCCCGATACCAAATGCGGATAAAGCCGGGGAGGCCAGCGCCTGCCGTCGGTGTTGGGTCGCTTGCGCTTGCACCTTCACCCCCCATGCCATAGCCATAATTGGCTACGCGGTCTCCTGCCAATTGCCACGGATACGGGAGTGGGCCTAAAAATCGACGATATGCGGCTTCGCGCTTCCCCCATCGGCCACCGCCGGGTATGCCACCAATTCCCAGAAATGCAGTAACGCCAGCAAGCACCCCATATATTGCATATAATAGCCCTCCAGATATGCTGCTGTTGGTTCCCGTTACGCCTGCACCGCCACTTGCAGCACTGCCGCCGGAATTAAGACCTTCACTAAAAAATGAGGAGCCTCCGCTTGCACCAGCGGCACCGTTTCCTGTGGCCCCGCCAGCCCCCCCGGTTGGAACCGTCGTATTAGCGTGGACCTTGCACCCATCCCCTCCTTTGCCACCATTGGTTATGGTTCCAGGGAGTCCGCCAGATTGCCCGTCGTTTATGCAAAAAACTGAATCTATTGAGCCAATAATAGAAGTATCGCCGCCTTTGGTGCCCGCTGTTGGAACTGCCCCAGATACGCCTGCCACACCACCAGGACCAATTGTGATTGTTAATGTCTCACCTGGCACGACAATCATGCCGACGGACTCGCAGGCTGCTCCGCCGCCACCACCCCCACCACCACCACCAAGAGTAAATGCGCCCCCTCCGGCTGCACCACCGGCTGACCCATCAACCTCAACAATAGGTTCAGCCCCCACAGGCACAACCCATGTGCCAGATGTCGTAATGGTGACGCTTTTCAAGGATTTACTGGTTGTCGCGCCAGTGCTCCCGTCAGCAAAATTACTCATAACGCACCCATAAACACAACCCGACCAGCGCCACCGGCTGCGCTCACACGCAGAAACTGTGCTCGCGCCACCAGATGGCCACTCCCGGCTGCGGTAAACGTAGATTCTGGCGCCCAACTGCCGCTGCTAGGCTCGGTATCAGCAGTGGATTCAAGGGTTAGTGTGGCTCCGGGGTCAGGGTAATAATACACGCCGATTGGCGCTTGCAGTGTGCTGGTAGGCACCACTACGACCGCACCGCTTGTGATGCTGATCGATTTAGGGACTGGGTTTGGGATTTTTTCCATGATTACACCTGGCTTATTTTGTAGTATTTACTGATTCCTGTTCCGAACTTGCTGCTGTCTTCTAGCACGTCCGCCAGGATTACTAGATCACCGAATTCATTTGTTATCAGTCCAATCTCTGCTGCGAGACCGAATTGGCATTTCCAGAAGTCAACGACGATTTCTTTGCCCTCGTTTCCTTGGTTGTTGCCCTCGAATAGAGCTTTGTAGAATGCTCCCGATTCTGTTAGCGCCTCTATAATGTTGTGCTTAGGGTATGTGTAATCCACATGGATCGTGCTGGCTTCGACGATTGTTCCTGTTTCTATGATTAGCAGCCCGCCTGGGCGAACTTCGTAATCGGTTCCGCTAACGTAGGTTGTAGTCCCAGCGACGTTCGTCACCACTACGACGGTTGGCGCTATATTCGCAAGTCGGACTATCTTGCCAAGGTGCGCAACATGCGCTTCGTTTACGATGCTTCCAGTTGCTATTTCTGATGCTGTTCCGCGTAATCCAAGCGCTAAATTTTCTACGTTAAAATCTCGGAAGTGTATTTCTAATTGAACGAGTTCAACGATGCTTACGCTGGCGTAAGTTCCTCCGGTTGATCCGCTAGGTAACTTTATGACCTTTTCCGTCGTTTTTTTCTTAACGTCTGTGACGTTACCAACCCATCTGAAGTTGTTCGTCTCAGTGTATTTCTGGATGCTAAACTGACCTTTTCCCAAAAACGGGTTAAATGTCGCACTCATGGATTACCTCTTAATACTGTCTTTACTGCCCATGCCATTGGGAATATAGCTTGCCCTGCCACATATTCTGCCTCTTGAGCATTGGTTAGTCTTAGTGGCTCAGACGCCCCGATTGGTTGGAACCCTGCCAATGCCGAAAATACGATGTCCATTATTTGATAGGCGTCTTCTCTTGCTGGTTGTGCTCCAGTCATTAGCCGCACATTTCTCCTTACCACAACTGTCAGCCAGGTCTGCTCGATTTGCGCTGCAAGCCCATCTGCCCGCGTTTCTGTTACGTTGTAACCTTGATAGGCTACATATACTGCTTTTGCTTTTTGCGTGCCTTCCGAAATGCTTGTGAAATCAGAAATTGGCAATACTGATACTTCAACTAGCATTGCCTCTAGTCGATTTATCAACTGGGATTCGATTCCGCCGAAACTCATAAAGAACCGCCAGCCATAATGCTGTCTGGCGCGTAATAGCTCGGTCCGCTTGTTGCTGATGCAGTGGGTGGCGGTGTAATCCCCAGTGATACTGTGCCCTTGCTGATTAGCGTCAGTAGTTTTATTGCGTCTTCATAGCGCAGCCGCACTTCGTCGGTGGGTGCATCGTCATAGAGCCGATAGCGGGCGATGTCGGCGCATATTTGCACGATCATGGGTGGCACAGTCGTCAGCGGCAAGATGTAACGACTGGCTAGGTAAATATCAATCTCTGCGGTGGCATCGTCCAGGGCACGGTTCAGCACCACCGTCACCACAGTTCCCGTTGCAGGTTCTGTTCGGTCGGTGAGTTGTATGATTTCCGCCTCGCTGTAGCGGTCGATCATCCCGGCCTGGTCGGTATAGGCCATTGATTAGGCCACCGCGTTGATGAATAGATAACCCGCTTCAGCGCCCGGCAGGGTAGCTGATACTGCGTCGTGGACGGGGTACACCCAACTGCGGGTGTTCGGGTCATACCAAGGTTGTTCAACTACCGGGTAATTCGCCAACCGGTAGGTATAGCCGTAGCTCGGCCGGGTCGCGTCTTGCAGGCCACTGATGTCGGTGTATGCAAGCACCGCGTGCTTGCCCCACACGTCCGCGCTGACCCCGGCGGCATTGGTGTAAATCGCGTCGCCGACTAACACCCGCTGCACGCCTAAAAGCATCGCCAGGATTTCCGGGGTTGCCACATCGCGGCTGGTGTGCTTTAGCCGGTCAACGATCTCGGGGTGCTGCTTGATCTGTGCGAATACGCTAGCGCCTAGTGCAAAGGTGTTCGGCCTGCGCCCCACTTGGGTGCGGATTGCCTCTTTGGCTGTCTCTACATTGGCAATCGGTGTGCTGGTCGGGTCGCTCCATTGGGTCACACCCGCGAGAGTAATTTTGTTGGTTGCCGCGTAAAGCGCTGGATTGAAGGCCAGGTCTGAATGGGCCTTCTCCAGGCGTAGGCCGATGATGTCCATCCCGTGCATCGCTGCGTTACTGCCCAGGTTAATCCCCGGTACTGCTGCTGCATCTTCCATCAGTTCGATGGGCACTTGCTCGCTGATGCTATGATCCTCTATTCCATATAGCACGCCGGTATAGCTGGTGTTGATCCGCGCCACATTACCGCCGGGAGCGCGGCGGGTGTCGTAGAGCTTGAACGCTTCTTTGCCGAACTGGATCAGATTGCCGCCTCGTGCAGTCACCCGCGCATAGGGGAACAGCCCAAGACCAATCATATCGGCGTTTTTGTAGCCTCGCGCTACCTCGGTTAAAATCGGGTTAATCACCCGCGCCTGTGCGGCGGTCATCTGAGGCATGAGGGATGCTCCTTAATTGGGAATAATTACGATAAGAATGCGATCGCCATCTGCGCTTGCAGCGGACAACGACCGACCTAACACAGCGCCTGTAGTGCGTGTGATGGCCTTACCGGTTACGGTAGTTTCTACTGCATCGCCAATTGCAACAGCGGCTCCGGCTTCAACGGTAGTAACGCCCAGCACATCAACTGTCATCATTTCCCCGCTCGCGGTAGAGGCGCTGCGCGTTACGCCTAGTGCGTTAGCTCCGGCTGCGGGATAGCCGCCTGCTACGGTGATAAACCGATAGGCGGCAAGGGCAGCGGTGCTTGTCCGCGATAGGGTCAGGATAGGGCTAAATTGACTCACTTGGATGCCTCCAGGGCTTCAGCAAAAGATAGGGCTGGGGTGGTTTTCATTCGCGCCTTTGCGCGGGCTACCTGAGCGGCGGCGGCAGGGTCGTAGGTGTAACCCGCCGGGGCAATGAATGCGACATGCCCGGCTATTTCACCGTCACCTTGCGCACCTGAAATCTCTGCGAAATTTACGACTGGCGGGCTTGCCTTTAGCTGGTCAAGTAGTGCTTTCGCTATCGGTTTCGCTTCACTTCCCTCGCCAAAATTGGCCGTGTTATTGTCTGGCGAATTTAGCAAATCCATTGCCGCCATTAGGACGGGGGCGACTGCTGGAATAATTCGACCTTGCCTTACTAGGTTTTTCACTTCTTCTGCATATTCAGCGTGCTTCGCATTAGTTTTTCTCTGCTTTTCTTCTGCGCGTAGGGTTTCGTTTTCCTTTTCTAGCTCAGTTGCCCTTGCCTTTAACGCTTCTATTTGCGCTGCCGGGCTGTTTGTATCTTGTCCGTTTAGCATGTTTTTTTCCTGTATGGCAAATTCAATGTCTGCGAATTCAATTACTCCGTCTGCTTCAGAGAATGAAACTGGCGTGAGACCCTTTATTGCAGGAGCAGCGCCGCCGAGGAATCCGACGTGGCGCAAATATAGTGCGCCTGGCTTCGGGTTCCCTGGGGAGTCTTTCAAATAAAAGCTGGCGGATACTTTTTTATAGCGGCCTTCCTGCACTGCCTCTGCAAATTCTGGGTTTATTTGCTCCGGGTGTGCCCATAGCCCTTCTGCGTTTGCCGTTATTCTCTCAATCCACCCGAATGCCGGGCTGTTCAACTCGGGATGGCCGACGACCAGCGGCGCTTCAAAGACTGCACGGCTGTATTGTTTGGCTATAGCCGCCAAATCATCATCGGACATGTTAATTTCAATGCCCTTTATGTCTCTATGCTTTCCAGCCTTTAATATGTGTATTGGCTTCATCGTTCACCCCATGATTTTTCTTGATTATAGTTCATAATTCCAGATGTGCTCTTAATATGTTTAACGCCGTTTGTCTGTCCTCTTCTGAAATCCCCAAGAACTTTCTAGCTGGTATATCACCCCAAGGTATAGCACCACCTCTTTTTGTTTTTCCGAATTCTCCTTTTTTAGCGCCGAACTGCTGTGTTCCTGCGTATATCATTGGGCTTCCTATAATGACTTCAGTTTTCTTAGCCTCTGAAAATATCGTTCTTGCTAGTGTCCCTGTGACTACCAGCGGCTTTTTATTTGCGACCGATCCGATTTTTTTCCTTATTAGCGCCAGTATCGTGCTTTTTGCGTTAGGCTTCCAGCGCCTTCCATCTGGCCCATGACTTAGTTCAAATCTTTTCTTTGTGCTTTTAACCAATTCATCGCCTATCTCCTCCATCGCAGGCGTAAGGTCCTCCATTCTCCCCTTTAGGCTGTTAATCGCTTCTATTACTGCCTCGTCTTGAAAGGTG